TATAAGAGCTTTTAAATCTTCTCTAGTATAGTCTTCTCCAAGTTCTTCTGCAAAAAAATTAGCGTAAGACATACCCATATCGGTATTGGCTCCAGCAGCAGACATAGCAGCAGGTATTGATGTTAAAAATCCAGATAAAGCTCCAACAGGACCCCCCATCATTGCACCTCCAGCAGTCATAGTGCCCATAGTAGCTGCCGCAACTCCAGCATTATCCCAGTTAATCATGGATGATATGCTTCGAGTAACATATTCCATTGCAGCGCTAGGCTCTTCATATATAGCTTTTACAGCAGCAAAACCGTCCATACCATTTTCAACCAAAATATTTTCAAAATTTTCAACTTCCTGAGAGCGAGGAGTACTTTGACTTTCATATAGCTGTTTAAGCATTTCGTTTGCTTGGTCAACGCTTATTTTGTTTCCTGCAAAATGCTGATTCATTATTTCATTTCCAGTTTCCTGCACATCAACATCTTCCCTTCCAGAACTAAAAGCTCTAGCTTGGTCGTCAATCCAATCGCCCATAGGCATCATGTTAATAAACTCGCCAAAGGCTCCTTTTAAAAACTGACCATCTTTATCCTCTTCAATTTCAGGTTTACCTTGCCAGTTATAAAAAGTTCTAAACTGAGACTTAACTTCTTCACTATCATTAAAAAGTTCATCAGATAAAGAAAAATCCTGCAACATTATATTAGGCTTATCTCCAGTATTAGCTTTAGTGTCAAGAGGGTCTATGTTTTTTGGTGTAGAATAAGTCTCAACAAAACTACCGTAATCTAAAGTGTAATCCTTAGAGTCATAAAGTCCATTATATAGCTCTTCAGCATACCCCTCATCTTGTAAGTCTACTCTAAATTTTTCTAAAGAAGTATTTTCTGGTGTTAGACTTCCGTCTTCTATCAGACCGTTATATAACTCTTCAACATTATCCATACTATTTGTCGTATTTCCCTTTAGGGGGTGCTGTTGTAATATCTAAATCTAAGGTTTTCTTGTAATCATCGGTGCTAAATCCAAACACTCTTTGTAATTGAGAAATAGCCACTCCATTGCTATTAGGGTCTATTACTTTGTGAAAGTTTTTTCTAGTTCCTCCAGCAGATTCTACCTCTAAATCAGAAAGACTAGAAGCATTCATTAAATCCATAATGTTTCCAGTTTTTTTGTTTACTATCTGAACACCCCACACTTCTAAACCATAAGGAGTTAGTCTAACGTCAGAAACATAAGAATTTGGAGGAACATCGTTAGCTTTTCCCGTAGGAGAATCATTTACCATATCATTTCCTGTAAATCCAGACCTAATTAAAACAGAAGTTTGTGCTCCTTTTTTGTAAGAATACGTTCCTGTATTGTTGTCAAAATTAGCATAAGAAGTGGGCTTTGTAACTGACACCTTTTTAGCTACATTAGACTCTGCATTTTGGAATTTTTCAGTTAAACTTTCGGCAGCATAAAGTCCAAGCCTTTGTCTCATTGAATCGAGATTTGCTTCTGTTATTTCTCCTTCATTTGCAAAATCAGTTAACACATTAATTTGACCTTCATTGTCTCCCACTATTCCTGCTCTTACAGATGCATCGTATATTTCTTCGGGAGAAAAATTTAAAAGTCTTTTGGTTAATTGGTTTGATTGATTTTGAGTTATGCTTCCATTTTCTAAATATCTAAAACCTATAGAACCACCTAAATCATATTGATTTGGCTTTGATTGTGTAACAATGTCTTCTAAAACTGCATCCATATCTGTAGCTGCTCTAGGTTGTAGAAAGTTTTTAATTTGATTTGCTGGAAGTTTTTTTTCTACGCCATCTTCTCCAACTGTAATTAAAGAAATGCCTCCAGAAGAATTTGTGTCAAACCTTACATTGTTTCCTAGGTCTCCTATAAAACTCATAACTAAATCGTTATAGTGAGAATCCTTTCCCTCTATTTCAAGCTTTGAGTTTGTTTGCATAAACCCATTAATATTGTTTCCTAAATTCTGAACTGACCTTGATGAGTTCATTAGGTTAGCAGTAATAGAGCTTAACTGGCTCTTATTTATAAGCCCTGCATTAAAATCAGCGTTTGCTTTTTTAAAATTCTCGTCTACATATCCAGTGTATGACTTTGAAGCCATATCAAGCTGGTCTATACCAAAACCTTTAAAGCTAGTAGAATTAACTACATCCTCTAATCGTTCTTGCTGACTTAAAGAAAACTTAGCGTTTTCCTTTTCAGTAGCCTGTTGTTGTTTTCTCTTGTTTATGCTTTGCTGGGTAAGCCTCTCAAACATGTTTGTCAGTGGAGTTAAAAAATCCGCTGGCTTTACTTGAGGCGCTGTAGCCATTCCTGCATAGTATGCTCCTTTTGCCATAATTATTGTTTATGTAATAAGTTTCTCAGCACCTCCCGTAAACGGCTTGGCTGCTCCTTTAACTCCTGCTGCTGAAGCATAAGCCGAAGCTCCAGAAGTAACAGCACCAGCCATTGTTCCTAGCCCGTTCTGTACAGCAGCTCTTCCTGCCTGCATCTCAGCAGCCATTCCAGCTATATCTTGGTTTTGTCTGCCCTCGGTAGTGTTAAACTGTCTTACCTTATCTTGATATTTTGTTTGCTCTATATTAGTCATTTGCTGGTCTAATCCTGCTGCAATTCCTTGTTCAGCTTGAGCTCTGTTCTTCTGAACTCCAGAAACACCTCCTATAACTCCACGAGCTCCAGAAGCTTGTAAGGCTTCTACTGCTGTAGACTCGCTTTGAGCAAGACCTTCTTGTTGCTGCTCTGCCCCTAGGGTAGATACACGCAAGTTGTCTGCCAAGTCGGTAACCTCTTGTCTTTCGTAATTCTCTAAATCTCTTTTTGCTCTTTTAGCACGAACTGCACCAGAGACTGCTTGTGCTCCTCCTGCTAAAATCCCTACTCCTGCGCCTACTAAAGCTACTGTTGTTGCTGCTGCCATATTGTTATCATTTCAGTGTTGTTATCACTTGTTACTGTAAAATTAGCTTCCTCATAATACTTCATGAGACTTTTATTTTTTAAAATAGCGTATCCATATTTAGCACCCGTTTCTTCGGCTACACCAGACAAACTGTTTATTAAGAATTGAATAGCTTCATTCCTATCCTCTTCTTTGTATTGCTTATCAGAAATTATAAACTCAATCCAAGCAATTTTTGAATTTGTAAGATATATAAAACCTGCACAAATATCACTATCATTGTTAGAGACCATAAAGCCTCCAGTTCCGTTTTCTGGTAAAAAGTCTCTAGGTGGGGCTTCCCATTTCCAATCTTTCCACCAAGTAACTAAGGTGTCGTAATCAGACTCCTCTAATCTTCTTAATTTTAATTTCATTTAATTTCATTTAATTTTATTAAATACTACTTTTGGTTACTTCCGCACTAACAGCAAACAACTCCATATCTGTAGACTCATAGCTAGTTAATACAACACTACTAAAATATCCTTTTAATCCATAACTTTCAATAACAGGGTCTTTGCTAACAAAGCAAAATTGACCTAGCTTCACGTCTTTTCTTATTCCATCAAGTAAAATGTAGTTATCAAAAACCGCTTTTATCTCTCCAAGAAACTCGTATTTATCTGCGTATATTTGGTAAACTAAATCCCCTTGTTCAATAGCATTATCTATAAACCTAAAAAACAAACTAGTATCCACTCTAGATATTAAAGTACCTAATCCTTGAACTGTAAGTCTGTCTGTATTTAAAGAATCGTCTCTATCTGTTCTTATGTGAGCTTTAAATAACCTTTCTCTTTCCTCAAAATCTGCGTGAGTTGCTCCGCCCTTATCTAAATCAGTAGTCATTTCTACCCTCCAAAATCCAGAAGAACCCTCTAAGTTAAGTGTTCTAAAGTTTTTTACGGTTTCTGGGTCTTGATTTATTAAAGTTTCGATTATGCTAGGGTACACTTGCCCATAAAAAGTGTTTCTGCTGGCGCCTTTTATGTTGTGTTTGTACACATTACCGTTCTTAAATGTAAAGAAGTCTGATTTAATATTAACCATTTCTTCAGGAATAAAAGAATAAAATGATGTCCAGCCTTTATTTAGTTCACTGAACCCTAATGTTTCATTGCTATTTTGTGCCATACAGCAAATTTACAATATTATTTAGGACGTTTTTTGCACTTGCTTCTCAATCCACTGATAAGTTTTATGTATTCCGTCTATTAAAGAACCGTCTGGAGTCCATCCAAGTTTCTCTTCCATTAAGGTGTTATCTGAGTTTCTTCCTCTAACTCCTTGGGGTCCTTCTATATGAACTATATCTAAATATTTATCAGCTACAGACATTACCATGTCCGCATATTGATTGATAGTAACCATCTCTTCAGAGCCTATGTTCATTGGACCTTGAAAGTCATCGTTCATCATAAATCTTCTAATTGTTTCTACAGCATCATCTATATACATAAAAGAGCGAGTCTGTTCTCCGTCTCCCCAGATTTCAATACTGTCTTTTGATTCTGCAACTTTTCTGCATATTGCAGCAGGAGCTTTTTCTTTTCCGTCATTCCAAGTTCCGTAAGGACCAAATATGCCGTGAAATCTAGCTATTCTTACGTTTATTTTTTTGTTTCTTGCAAAAGCCATGTACATTCTTTCACTAAACAGTTTCTCCCATCCATACTCAGAATCTGGTTCTGCTGGATAAACACTGTCTTCTGTACACTTGGGGCTTTCGGGGTCTATTTGATTGTACTCAGGATATACACAAGCACTACTTGCGTAAAAAAGCTTTCCACATCCTTTTTCATTAGCAGCATGAAGAACGTTTAGATTTATCAAACCAGAGTTGTGCATTATATCTGCATCACTGTCTCCTGTAAATAAATATCCAGCTCCTCCCATGTCAGCAGCAAGTTGGTAAACTTCATCAAAATTAGTTTTTTCCTCTAAATGAGAAAATGCTGAATTAGTTATTTGAGGATTTCTTAAGTCTCCTACAATAAATTCGTCAGCATAACTTTTCCAAAATTCGGGTTTTTTTAAATCTACTGCCCTAACAAAGTAGCCCTCTTCTTTTAATCTTTTAACTAAATGAGAACCTATAAATCCTCCTCCTCCTAATACTAAAGCTGTTTTTATCATTACCAATCTTTAATTAAATTAATATCTTCTTGAACTCTATTTTTCCAATCTTCAAAAGACCTATTTCTTTTCCAAGTCTTTATTGTTTCAAAAGGATACCTGTCAAAACCTGATATAATCCTGTCATCAGCAATAAGAGGTCTCCATTTTTCGTCTGAACCTATATGATTATCTGCATAACAATGCCAAACAAAAGCATCTTTAGGAGCATATATATTGTAACCACCCATATACGCAAGGCAAGAAGAAATCTCTTGGTCCATCCATGGATTAAAGTATTCTTCAAAGGTCAATGACTTAGCCACCTCGTTTGAGCAAAACTGAAAAGCTCCAGCAGCAGTTATAGAATCTTCATAGTCTTCTTTTGGAATACGACCCTTAGTGTCTTTAAATGAGTACATTTCTGTAAAGCCTACAACTATAGCATGATTATTTAAGTTTCTTTTTGAGTAAACTTCATACGTTTCATTTCTTCCAAAGTGAGGAGGGTACGCAGAAACCATACACTCTTCTCCGATTGATTCATAAAAAGATATTAGTTCAACATCCCAGTTTTTTTTAAATCTAGTGTGGGAATCTATTTGAAGAAAATAGTCTTCAGTCTCTAACATGGTTTTAGTTATGAGGTTTCTAGCCCATCCCGTTCCCTTTGAATCTTCAATCTCAACGTGTTTTATATATACTAATTTGTTACTAGTTTTTGGCAGGAACTCTAAGAACTCGTTTCTAGTTCCCTGAAAAACAACTCCAAAGCCAATTCTTTCGGGAATGGTTGCTTTCATTAGCGCATCGTCTATTGTATTAATAAGGTCTGAGTCCCTGTATGAGGATATGCTTATAAATATTCTTTTCATGATAATATTTTATTTGTCCCATCGGTTATGGAATGAATTCCACCACCATCCCTTAGCTCAAATGCTTCTTTCCAACTATTTAAAATTGGTTTTCCCATTAAATTAAACGAAGTGTTTATAAGTACAGGAGGGTGTCCTAGCTCTTTCATTCTAGTAAGTAGTAAGTACATGAAGGGATTAGATTCAGAAGTTACTGTTTGTAGTCTTGCTGTATAGTCTTCATGTATAACAGAAGCTATATCATCCACAACATTATGTACGGTTGCATTGTGACTCATGTAGTCAGTATATTCTCCGTGTTCAAACCAAATGTGTGCGTCTTCTTTTCTGCACACAGGAGCAAAGGGTCTAAAAGACTCTCTTTTTTTTACGTCTCTATTCAGCTTGTCTTTCATTCCTTTTCTAGGGGAACAAAGTAAAGTTCTGTTACACAGAGCTCTAGCTCCATACTCTGAACGACCCTGACAAAGACCAATTATTTTTTCAGTTGTTAAATCATAAATTAAATCATCTAGTGGATAAGGCTGGTAATTCTCATAAGTATCCCACATTTCAGGTCCAATAAATTTAGAATTAATTACACCTCCTGGCTTTATTTTATGAAGTATCATCCCTAAAGATAAACCTCTGTCGTCTGGATTAGGGCTTACAAATGCATTCCATTTTGCATTATTAATAACGTTTAAGGCTCCTCCACCACTAAATTGAAGTTGATAACCTTTGTGCTGCTCAACATAAGGAGTTATTATTTCACTAAATATATCTTCAAATACCTTTTGTGTACAAGCGGCTATATCATAAGAACGCTCTTCATCAAATCTATCTCCAGGCGTAACCTGAAATATTCTTTGAAAGTTTTCATGAGCAATATTAACATCGTCTGTTTGTTGAAGTTTAAAGTATTCCGTCATCTTGCTGTAGTCGTCAGGATTTACCTTGCCATAAGCAGATAGTCCCATAAGTTTTCCAGCATAAGTTAAGTTGCCCCACCACCAATTATCTTCTTGTTTTATTGGAGACAAGTAATGCCCTACTGATGCGTAAGGAACACAAACATCTTGTTTTGTGCTATATATTTTTGTAGGTATTCTATTTTCTGTAACGTAAATATTAAAGTGCCCCTCATCAGAACCGCCATCAAATGAAATGTTTAGACTCTTAGTTGCTGGAGATTGGTATATGGTGTTTGTTACATGAGCTAAATGATGAGAAACCCATTCGTAGTTTAATGCAGGAATTTTATTTATATTAGTAAGACAGCTATTGTACATACAATTGTCATAAACATAAACCCCATACTTGTCTTTAAAGTATTCGTGTATTTCAACTAAAAGTTCGTCTGGATTGCTTTCTGGAAAATGAAAATAAAAAGCAGCATTCTTTTTTCCTACCCATCTTTCAAGCTCTACAACCTCAACTACATCCCCCTTGTGTGATAATGCAACACTAGAGTTGTGAGAGCCATATACGCCTATATTGAAAAAAGACTTTTCGTACTTCCATTGAAAGTCCCATGTCTTATCCCAAGAGTACTCTTCAACTTCCCAAGGAAACCTGTCGTATACAAGAGGCTCTCTTTTAAAGTTTGTTCCTTCTCTATGAAAATCTTCTTTACCTTCCTGACCTCTAATTATGTTTGAGTAATCAGAAAAAGTAGACAAAAAGCTTCCTAAAAATATATCTGCTTTAGCACATATTATTTGGTCAATAAGCAATTCAGCGTGGTCCCTTGTGTCGTGTTGAAAATCCGTTAAATAAAAAATATTATAACGATTCTTTAAGGGCAAGAACACAGATTTATCTTGCTCATCTGTCGCTATAAATAAAGGTTTGTCGTTTGGTATTCTTTCAGATATATCTTGAAACAAATTTTTTGTCTGAGCCTCAGCAACATCTTTTCTTACAGATAAGAAGTCTCCTCTTCTTACGTGTATAGCATTAAAAGGACCTAATTTGTCTGCTATTACTTGAGAAGCATCAAAAAATTCATTTCTGTATTGTATTCCTTTGTTAACTTTTTCTTTTATTTTATTTCTTAGTATTGGAGTTTTCCCATACACGTGATAATAAAAATGTCCAAAAAGATTTCTAGGGAAATGAATGTACTTATCTTCTACATCTAAATCAATGGGCTTTCTGTCGTCTCTAAAAGCCTCAAACTCTTCTTGGTCTTCTATGCCACAATGAAGTACATAATCGTTTCCTGGACCGTTCTGAGGACCTAGGTGGGTGTCTTGGTCGCCAAAAGTAATACTTTTCGCAATAGACGATATGTTTTCGAAATATTGTTTATCATTTTCAAGATTTTCATAATCGGGTATATCAAAATATTCTACGCAATCAAAATGCTCTTTAAACTTAGATTTGTCTAAAGCATCAAACATGTCAAACCATGACTCTTTATTTTGCCACTCTGATAGAAATAAACAATATATTCTATGAGGCAAAATAATCTTTCTACCTGTAATTACAGATAGTGCTCCTATTAATTCATACGTCATTCTAATGTTGGAGAAACCTCCCCACCACGGGTCAAATGATATGTATTTAGTTTCCGTCATATTTCCAGTCTACAAGTTGGTAATGAGTATAAAAGTTTTTAAAATTTGTTCCCTGAAAGGGTTTACTTCTTCCGTGTTCACAAACAGCAGATTCATAAAGAATCATTTCTCCTGGCTCTGCAAAAACTTCATACTGTTCTCCATCGTGACCTTTAATTTCAAGAGCCCAGTCGTCTCCAAATTCTCTATTAACACATCCGCATTTTAGGTCTTTATCTACAATAATAATAGTTGATATGTGGTGTGTTGCAATTCTGTCTACGTGTGAAGCCAATGTAGCTCCTCTTTGATAAGAGCGTATGCCATAAACAAATGAAGGAGTTAACCTAGTTTTAGCCCATTCTTCATGATAAGGCAGCAACATTTCGTGTATTTTTGTTCTTATGTTTGGAATATGTTCAAAGCTTAGTATTGTGCTACTTGCAGCTCCTTCTTGGTTAGTCTCAATAATTCCAGCCTTCCCCTCAAACTCTTCGACAATTTCCTTGTCTTGTAGTAAGAAGTAAGAGTCTTGTATTAGTCCCCAAATATCTGGCGGAACTTTCATCTTCATAAATCCATTCTCTGTAAATCTAGGAATTTCATCTACGGTTTTAAAAGTTTTTATGTTGCTATCTAAAGATTCTGTTTTAATTTCAGACTCTAAAATTTTTTTATTTTTCCAGTGCTCAGTACCTAGTCTTTGGTTTTCTGCTCCGTTAAATTCATTTTCCCTCCACCAACTTGTTACAATGTATTTAGTTCCCGATGTGACATCTTGACCCTCATGCATAACGTCTTGTATGCCTTGCATATTATCATCTAGGTTTCTCCACCAAACGGCTTTTCCTTTTTCTGGTTTTACAGTAATTCCTAAATTTGGAAAATCAGTTCCTCCTCCTTCAAATTCATCATTTAGATAAATCATAAGAGTATGAGTTCTGTTCCCTGAATGTAAGCAATGGTTGTAAAACGAGTCTCCTTGAAACCAGTCTAAGTGAGGTCTAAAGTATTGACCTGGCTCGTACTTTTGACCCTGAAGGGTCTCTCCTCTATTGAAGTTTAAGTTAAGCTCTTTTGCCGCTTTATCTTTAAGGGCATTACCGAATAACATGTCTTCTCCAAAGTTGCAAGTAGAGGAAGTTCTACTGTCTTCTACTTTTGCATTTTCTGCGCCAGCACCTGCAACTTGAGAGCGTTGATTGTTGCTTTCGATTAACTGAACAAGCATGTCACACTCTTGGTGTGATAAGAAGTTTGGAATTTCATTAAGCATTGTATTTGATTTAAATTAAAATTTTACCATAAAGTTATTAAAAAATTTCGTTATGTACGGGGAAAACAATAACAGATTCTTCATTTTTATTACCAGCAAACCTATCAACTAGTGCGTTTTTTTCAAATCCAAAGTTATCTTCATTAACAAAAAACCAATGGTCAAAGTATATTAAGTCATAATTTAGTTGTGTAGTATAACTATAGATGCTTGCGTTTATAATGTTTATATTATCGTGCAGATAATTCATGGAATTTACAGAATTAATTAACTCTGTATCTATTTCTACTACATCTACTGAGGAGTTTTTAGTTTCGCAAAGCCATTGTGGCACGACTCCAATTCCTAGTCCAGACATAAGCACCTTTGGATACTCGGTTTTTGTGAGGCTTCTAGTCATGAAGTCTATGTAGTTGCTATCTTTGTAACTATTAGGAACACCCTCTTCTCTCCAGCATGTAAACTTAATATCACCATCTATCTTTTCAATAGACCAGTTTCTCCCATTTGAATTTACTATATTTTCTGTGTTGCTTAAATATCCCATATCACTATCATAGTTTATATTTAGTTGTTAATTATTAAACTTGTCCTCCACAATTTAGGTTACACACTTTTAAACTTGAATAACTAGCGCCAGAAGTAACATAAATACATCCACTTGAGCTACCTCCAACACAATTATATCCAGCCGTACTTGCAGCAGGCACTGGTACTGGCGAAGCAGGCACAGGCTCTGGAGTATATACAGGAGAAGGTGCTGTTGGCACTGGACTAGGCGTAGGAATAGGGCTAGGTGCTGTTGGTGCAGCCACAGGTGCTGTTGGGGTATATACGGGACTAGGCGCTACAGGGGTATATACAGGACTAGGTGCTGCTGGTACTGGACTAGGCGCTGTAGGCGTTGGATTAGGCGTAGGCGCTACAGGTACAGGGCTCGGAGCTGCTGGTACTGGACTAGGCGCTGTAGGTGTTGGACTAGGAGTAGCTGTACATGAAGAATTTGCAGTTATCGTTCCTGAATTAGGCGTCATTGTAACGGTGTTGTTTTGAGCACAAACAGTTATTGAATCTCCGTTAGGAACAAAATTACTCATTGAAGTTCCATCACATCTAGTATAAGAAAACTGAACACTTTCTCCTCCGTCTGATGTTAAGTCATACTCATAACAAGCAGCCACTGCTGGAGTAGGCGTAGGACTAGGACTAGGCGTTGGATTAGGTGTTGGTTGGCAAGCCGTACATCCTGCACTTACTGTAAGTGAAGAAGTGTCTATAGAACTTAAATCGCCACTTAGAGGGTTATTGTAATTAAATTCAGAAGAAGTATTGTACGTATAGAAACAGGTTCCGCTAATGCTAACTGTAGACTCAGAATTGTAAGCCGTAGTATAGGTTCCTGTAGTTCTTACTATTCTATCAAACTGAGTTCCTCCTGGACAACTTCTCATGGCGTAGTAATTATAACTAGGAACCACAGGCGTTGGACTAGGTGTTGGCACTGGACTAGGCGTAGGAATAGGGCTAGGTGCTGTTGGTGCAACCGCAGGTGCT